AACAAGCTGTTCAGGTCAAGATCACAGGCCGCACGAAGAACACGACGCCTGGCTCGATGAGCCCGGGATCTCCTAGCGAGGGTAGCACCGAGATCGAAACGGTCGTGATCGGCTACTGGGTCGACGATGTGGAACAGATCTATTTCGACAAGATGAACTTCATACTGCGGGTTCATGGCGTCGATTATCTGGCCACTGCCCGCCGGAATATGGGAGGCTAATCATGGCCGAACGAATCGAGTTGAGCCACCCGATCCATGATGGTGGCGACACGATCGACGCGCTTGAACTCGATTTCGAGTCGCTTACTCAGAGGGACCTCGAGGTCGCGCAAATGCTGGCCGAAGAGATCGCCAAGAAGCCGATCTTGATGCCCGACACATCGAAGATCTACCATCGGTGTGTCGCCGCGAAGGCGGCCGGCAAGGCTCCGGAAGTGTTGGCGAAGCTCAAGGCCGACGATGCCACGTCGGTGACGATGGCGGCGGTAAATTTTTTACTGAGTGGCGAGGGCTAGGGCTGGCTGGCATCCGCAAGATCTGTCTGGTCCTCGCTCAGACCACCGGCGATCCGGTAACACAGTGGGCGTCAATGCCGCTCCGATCTTTGTGGCGCTGGTATCAGGCGCTCGAAGAGCTGCATAAGGAGGCGGAGCGACGAAGCCAAAGGCCGTAAAAAATGGCGAAGAGATCCACATATGAAACGGCCATCGCCCTTGGAGCCAAGCTCAAAAAATCATTCCGCTCGAGCACACTGTCGGCGACAAAAAACCTATCTCGCCTGTCCGAGCAAGCTGAAAAACTGACAAGGGCCAAACACGGCGCAGCGGCATTTCGACGCCTTGAAAAAGAAGTCGCCGACGCATCGCAGCAAGCCAAGGCCGCCAAAGCCCGGATGCTCAAGCTCGGGCAAGAGATCCAGGATACGGCAAAGCCCACCTTTGAGCTCAAGGAGCGATTTAGGGAGGCCAAAAAAGCAACCAAAGATTCCGCTCGAGCTCTCAAGAAGAAAAAAGCCCAGCTCGACAAGACCGGCCGCGCTATGCGGGCGATGGGATACTCGACCCAAAACCTAACCAGCACCGAACGAAAACTCAATCGCCAACTCTCCGTTACCCAACGGCGGATGAAAGGGATCGCTCGGATGAAAGGGGCGGTCGGGCGGCTGAAAAAAATGGGCGGTGCGCTGCGGAAGGTAGCTCGCTACGGCGCCATGGCCACAGCTGCACTCGGCGCAGCCGTCTGGCAGCTGGGAAAAAGCACGGCTGACTACGGGGACAAGGTGATCAAAACCGCCAAGTCGGTAGGGATCTCTACAGACGAACTTCAGAGACTGCAGTATGCGGCCAAGATCTCAGGCATGGAAGTCGAGGAGTTCGATAGATCCCTTTCTGGCGTTGTTGTGGCGCTAGGAGATGCAGCCAAGGGAACGGGCCCGCTCAAAAAGGATCTGAAGCTACTTGGTATCGACGCCAAACAGTTTGCGAAGCTGGATACCTCCGAGCAACTCTACAGATTTGCGGATGCACTGGCAGAATTGGACACCCAGAACGCTAGAGCCTCTATCGCAGCTAAGGCCGCGGGAAAACGTCTTGGACCGCAATTCGCTTTGATGCTGTCGCACGGCAGAAAAGGGCTCAAAGCGATGGGCGACGAGGCCGAGCGCACTGGAAACGTTTTGGATCCAAAGGCATTGGTCAAATCGGCACAATTTCAAGACCATTTGACCAAGCTTTCAGCGCAGTTTCAGGGCGTCAAGCATCAAGTCGGAGTGGCTCTGATGCCGGTCCTGCGCGATCTGTTCAAAAGGATGGGGGACTGGATCAGCGAGAATCGCGAAAAAATCATCAAGTGGGGCAAGATGTTCGCCCATTGGCTGGAGAAAAAGGCGATTCCTACTGCAGTCGGCCTAGGAAAGGCGCTCTGGAAGATCGGCAAAGTGATCGGAAAGGTGATTTCGACCGTCGCGGAATTGGTAGGCGGATACGAGAATCTGGGAAAAATCATCGGTATGCTGGCATTGGCAAAAGTGGCTTGGAATTTCGGCCAAATGGCATCGGGGATCTACACTGCCGCAAGCGGAATTGGCGGGCAGCTGATCCCAGTATTGTCTAAGCTCGGCGCTGTCTGCATGGCGCATCCGATCCTTTTGATGGTGACGGCCGTAGCTGCGACGCTACTGCTGATCATCAATCGATGGGATGCAATCCAAAAAGCGATGCATGTCGGCGATGAGGTTGGTTCCGGGCTCGACGCTGCCGTCAAAGCCAGCGGTCAAGCTGGAGAGCTCATCCCAGCATCTGTAGCCAAGGGGATCAAAAAAAAGGCACATGTAGCGAACAAAGCAGCTCGAGACATGGCAAAAGGGATGGATCGCTTCCTCCCACATTCTGACGCCAAAGCGGGGCCTTTTTCGAGGCTCACCGAATCCGGCGCCAAGCTGGCCGAAACTTTTTATGCAGGAGTCAAGCGCGGGATGAACGGTCAATCGGCAGCTGGGAACGCAATTGCACAGCCGCTCCGTGCTGTGTTGGCCGGCACGGGGGGAGGCAAAGGGAATCGGATTATCAACTTGACCTATTCGCCCAAAATCACGATGACCGGAGAGGGCGCCGGTGGCCTACGGGATACATTGACATTTGGCGCCGACGAGCTCGCCGACCGGATCCGTCGCGTGCTCCGCGAAGAGGATCGCGTATCCTATGAGTAGCACCTACACGACCATAGCCGGGGACAGATGGGACGAGATCTCATATAAGGTCTACGGATCTAGCTATCACGTCGACAAGCTCATTGAGGCCAACGTTGGGCATCGGTACACAGTGCGGTTTGATTCTGGCGTCGTGCTGACATGTCCAGAGATCCCCGAAGCAATCCCTAGATACCTGCCTCCCTGGAGCTCGTGACATGGAAGATGCCAGGCGCACACAGGTCCAAGTATGGATCGAGGGGCAGGATGTCACCGAAGAGATTTCCGAGTTTTTGGAGGCAGTGTCTTTTGCGGACAAGCTATCGAGCGAGGCCGATACAATCGGCCTGACACTCGACAACAGCGATGGGCGTTTTTCTGACTCATGGTGTCCGGCCTACGGGTCTAGCATCACTGCGAAATTGACGACAAACGCTCCGTGGATCGGAACGCAAACGGAAACCCATCTCGGCGATTTTGCTGTCGACAAAATGACGGATTCATGGCCTCCAGCTCAGGTTCAGATCGGAGGGATCTCGGCGCCGCTGACGACAAAGCTAAGGCGCTTTAAACGGTCCCGGTCTTGGGAGAGGGTAACACTACAAAAGATCGCGCAGGATATCGCCGACGATTCGGAGTTGCCTCTGTTTTTTGACGCCGAAGAAGGGGGTAAATACACAAGGAAGGACCAGAAAAACGAATCGGATCTGAATTTCTTGCTGAAACTATGCAAGGATCAAGCATTGGATCTGAAGGTAACGAATGGCATGATAGCCATTTTTGACCGGACGAGATATGAAGAAAAAGATCCCGTTGCGACGCTGGACCTGACGCGACCGGAGGACCACCCATTTGTCCTGAAGGGATCGATTGAGGCCGTGAAAGCGGAGCAGTATTCAAAAGTGGTCGTCAAATATTACGATTTTCAAGCCGGAAAGCTTCTGAAGGGGGAAGCTGAGGATCCGATGTACAATGATGGTCCGACGCTGACAAGGCATGCTCGTGTCGATTCTGTAGCTGAGGCCCAGAAAATGGCAAGGGCTCTTTTGTGGACTGCTCGGATTGATTCGACGCCGCTGGATCTCACTGTATTGGGATCGCCAGCGCTGATGTCTGGCGTTTGCCTTGCGATCCAGGGGAAAGGCCACTATGATGGGAAATACATGATCACCAAGGCGATCCACGATTGCCTTGGGTGGACGACAAAGTTGCGGCTAGAAAAAGTGATCGGCTGGACGTGGAGATGACCGGAATCAAGGAACTGAAAAATCGAGTGGCGGAACTCGAGCGGATCGTCAAAAACCTGGTAAAGGTGGGCGAGGTGACATCGCAAGATGGGGCCAAATGTGCAGTCAGGATCCGGTTACAAGACGACGAGGTGATTACAAAAAATTGCAGGGTGCGACAAGATCGCACAAAAGGGCTCCAAGACTACGCGGCGCCGTCGACAGGCGAAAAGGCCATCGTGCTGTTTTTGCCTGAAGGCATCGAGGAGGGGATCGTCTTGGGGACGATCTATTCTGACGACAACGCGCCGCCCACCAGCTCAGCGAGCGAACGCGTCGTCGCTGGGGATCCAGTAAAGCTCGGCGATG